ATAACTAGTTTATTAGCTGTAATTAAAATCTCCCTAAGGGAAAGTAAAATAAAATAAAATAATTAAAATATACAAAGATTAAATAAATAAAGTAAATAAATAAATTATAATTGTTTCGATCTTCTTTCGCTTAAAGATAATGGATCTTCAATCAGTCCATTATTAAAAAATTGTTCTTGTAAATGCCCAAAACTCAATAATCTGTATTCTGGCTTAATTCCTTTTATAGCATTACGAACATTATTAAATGAGGTTCGTCCATACCAAAATACATTACGTAACACAGCATTACAATTGTCCTCACAAGCTTGATCTTCACTTTCCATAAATTCTGATTCTCTAATCCAATTAATTGGTTCTAACATAGCATTTATTTCCATGAGTGGTACCTTATAACCAGCAAATTCACCTGTTGTGTTTTTTAAAAACACACAATCTTCCAAAGGTTTTTCTTTAATTTCTGTTGTGTGATCACCTGCTGATAATATAGAACCTTCATCCAATAAAACTCTCGCTATGTTATTCATATTAAACCACTCTTGAACGTGTGGCGATATTGTTATAACCAAATCATCTCCTACAATTGCTGTTCTAACAAAACGCCTATAGTAATAAATGTCCTGATATTCTGGACCTGCGAGCAAAAGCCAAGCTAAACGCATATCGAGCTCATCCGTATGCGAATTCATATTAATAGTTATTAAAGTTCCTGAATTAGTTTTACCATTCAATTGATATATTTTCCATCTCTTATCTTTTTTACTATAATAAACATGATGTGAATGTGTTTCAACTTCTTTCAAAAACTTTCTAACCAATATTTCATATTCACCAAAAATTACACCTTGATCTTTATACCAATTATCTCCACAATCATAAAAATGCTCAACATTATCAATACGATTATTGCCATCCTTCTTCTCATAATCAACATCTGATCCTTTATCATTAACTTGATTTAAATGATGATAATGATCATTCCATTCTATTGAGTCCTTATTCATTCCTACTCTATTAAAAGTTTTAATTCTGATAGCATTCATATGTTGTAAAAATAAACCATAATAACGTTTTTGTAACAAAACTAGAGCTATTGGTGCTGCTGAAAAGATTCTAGTTTTGCAAGCCGCAATCTTGTCAAGTGTTCTCCTCTCATCTTTTAAACAATCCACCCAAGGATAAAAAGGTACTTTACCATCTAATATACACTGTTCTAAAAAATCAATTTCTTGTTGTAAAGCTTTATTTGGTACCCATTTATCATTGACTAAATCGAAAAGTTTACGTTTTTCACCTCCCATTCCCAATAATGAAAAAGGATATCCTGCTGATGTTGTCATATCTAAACCGCCAATCCGATCACTACCATTTATTGCTTCTTCCAAAGAAATAACTTCTCCTTTTATATTTGATGGAATATTATAATCATCACGAAAAGATTCTACTAAAACATCATACAACTCCTTCTTCATTCTTTTCGGTTGTGATCCATATTTATTCAATCCTTCAATCATGATATCTCTTTCTCCTAATCTTTTATCATAAATGTTAGTAATAGATGGAGCGGTCGTATGCTCTACAATTTTATCAAATAATGGACTTTTCTTAATAGTGGTTTTACCTACTGGGTATGATTTTACTCCTTTCAAGAAACCTATATCAAACAAACCATCTTTCAAACGCTCATCTCTACTCTCAACTAAATCAAATTCCAATGGTTTCGAGATTATAGTTCTTGATTCATAATCACCTTCAAACGCCGACCCAATTTTAGCAAAAACACTATTTAATATTGTTTGCGTAACTCTAGTTGCTGTTCCTGATTGATGTCCACCCATATTATATGATCCTATATGAATACCAATTATCTTTGGTTGATTTTGTTCCAATAAAATAACTGAACCACAATCACCAAAGGTAGTTGGTACATTATATGAAAAACATTTAGCAATTAACCATTTTTGATTTCCAATGGCAAATTTAAAACGTAACATAGGATCATTAATCTGTGCACTCCTCTCTATTGCTGACGCTCCAATATTCGAAACTCCCATAAATCTAATTAATTTGCAATCTAAATGTTCATCATCAAATAAAAAATGAGTTGTAATATTCCGATGTAATGGAATACGTGTATCACATTCATAAATAACCAAATCAGACATATCATCTCCATCATTATATAATTCATAGACATTTTCTCTCTTAAATACTTGATCAGTTTTATTACCATCCATCCACTGAATAGTAAAAACTGAACCATCGTCCATATATTGTGAACGTAAATCTTTTTCAACTAATTTATCAAAATAACGAGCTCCACATTTCGTTGGATCAGTGAAAAAATGTCTATTAATTAATAATAATCTTCCTTTAACAAACAATCCTGATAATGTCCATTTCGATGATTTAACATTAACTTGGTTTTTACGAATGATTCTTCCAATTCTATCAGCATCAGACTCTCCTTCCAATCTAGCATGCTGTGCTCTACTTATTATTTTTGGCGCTGTCACTCCTTTAGTCACTGTTGTTCCTGACTCAGCCTCACCAAAATAACCTGTTATTAATGATGATAATACACTTCCCGCATACATTAGACCTAAAATCATTACTCCAGCAAATGTACATGTTAATAATGTTGGAATTACTTTTGCTGTTGGAAATTGATCACATTGAAAAAACGTCCATATCCTACCAACTGTTGCATTCCAAACTCTTATTGTAAATCGTGTCATACCAGCAGCTGCTGGATAAACAACATTCTGCCCAATCTTAAATGCACCAATCAATATTAAAGAATTAAACAAGAGTTCACCAACACCTGGACCAGCTTCACAAGTACCTTCTGTTGAACCTTCAGAACCTGATTCATACTCTAACTCACTCTCCTGTTCTACTTCTTTAGTACTAATTTCGGTGAGTTGTGGTTTTGAACGCATATGTGTCTTTTCTTCAACTAATTTATCAAAGCTATTATTTAAGATATCAATTCCATCGTTACCATCATATGCTAAAGTACTCATAACATTTTCTATTATAACATTTGCTTTAAGATATTGGATATAAGCATCAACTATAGCTTTCTGAATACCACGCAAACCTTCAACTCTAACTGCTCTCTCTTGTGGCATTCTAACATCTGTTCTCCTTCCATCAATATTAGCTTGCATTGAATTCCATATATCCACTCTACCAAAATCACATTTTACTAAATCAATATTTATATGCGGTCTACGTTCTACTGCTCCAGCTGCTTTAATAGCTACTGATGAATTAATTGAAGCACAATTTGTTAATAAAACAACTATTTTTGGATCTCCTTGAGTACCTTTACAACCAGTCATAACATTATTAGGATCAATATCAGCAAAATTAGGTAGAAAAGCTGCTTTCGACACAAGTTCTATAAACTCTAGATATTCAGCATCATCAGCGGCTTGTCCAAAATCATCATATAAAATTATTTTATGTTGTTTAGGATTATAACCATCCCAATAATCCATACCTGGTTGTCTAGAATACGTATAATAATTGACGATCTTATCAATATCTATTCCTTTAAATAAACCACTAACCATAGCTCCCCAATAAGTTGATTTACCAACACCAGGTGCTCCTGATATTCGTATACAAAAAGGTTCACGCTTTCTCTGTTCACCAGTTGCTGTAGCTCCAGCTATAGCTTTTAGTTCTTTAATCCATCTTAAAATAGTTGAATCAGCTATTATTTTCTCAGTTATTAATTGTTTTTGAAATTCTATCAATTTTTCAGTAGCTTTCTTTTTCGCCATTTCGATAACATCATTTCCCATAAAACTCTCAACAGCCACAGAAACTTCCAAAGATGCTATCATTGCTTGTGCTGCTGGTGAATTTATATCTTGGCATTGTTTACTCAACCATTCTTTTGCTAACATTGGTGAAAAATAATTTTTAATACATTCAGGCATAAAAGATATAAACCATGCCATAAAACGTCTAAAATTTACAACACTAGCTGAAATAGTGTTAAAAGAACGCATCTTATCTAACAAGAAAAAATTTTTAGCTGCAGTTATAGGTAAACATAACCACTCACACGTTGTTGAAATAATTCCTGCTAAATCAAAACCTTGACAAACACCTTCCTTAGTGCCTTCAACTTCTCCAGGTTCAGGATTAGCTACCATATCAAAAAGTTTAAATAAAAACATAAATTCTCGTTGAACAACATCTTTCTGAACATTGTAAACAGAATTTATATAAAACCACTCATCAGCTTGATCTTCCAATAAGCCTTTAGCTAAAAACTGAGCAATAACTACCTTATCTGGTCCAAACAATGCTTGAACCTTCACATTTGATTTAGTAGCAGCTCTAAATATAGCTTGTGTTGCGTCTGTTTGTTTAAATTGAGCTTTTATTGGTAAACCTTTAAAAACGACATAAACTTCTTTACCTACAGCGATTTCAGAATAATATTCAGCACTATCACACCTTTCTTCAACGGTGTCCAGATAATATTGGGTTGGTAACTCTGGTATTAAACGAGTTGTGCCTACAAATCCTTCTTCTTCTCTCTTTTCCACTAATTTTTCGTCCGCGTCTTCCTCTTTATCAAGTTTATATTTTCTATAAACTCTATGTATAAGTAAACTTAAATTAGCAACTGCAGATAAACGCAGCATTTTACTATTTGTTTCAAAAATAGTCCATAATAAATTAGCAATTGTTAAATAATCTAAATAATCATCTTCAAAAGCTTCAATAAATAAATTAACTAAATTCATAAAAAATTGTATTTTTGTAAAAATTATACTAGCATAATGTAATGATTTAATTTTT